AGAGACTGAGGCCCGCATCACCCAGCACCAGGGGCTGAACAAGCTCACGCGCTCGCAAGGCTGGATCCGCGACATGGAGCTGACCCAGACCTACATCGACGCGGTGCGCTCCGAGGCTGTGGGTCGCCTGGGCGAGCTGATCGACGGCGTGCAGGTCAAGGACGGGGCCGGCATGTGGCGGAAGGTGGGGATGACCATCTTCAATTTGGACAACCCGCTGATGACCCGCGACGTGATCCGCGAGGTGTTCAGGCAAGCTGACGGCAGCACCGGAAACACCGTGGCCAAGCAGGCGGCGCAGGCCTGGCTGGACACCATCGAGGGCATGCGCGTGCGCTTCAACTCATCGGGCGGTGACGTGGGCAAGCTGGGGTATGGCTACCTGGGCCAGGCGCACGACGCGGCGAAGGTGGCCAAAGCCGGGCCGGATCGCTGGGCAGACGCGGTGCTGCCGCTGCTTGACCGCAACCAGTACGTCGAGCCGGATGGCACGCTGACCACGCCCGACCAGCTGCGCCAGATGCTGATTGCCGCGCACGAGACCATTGCCACCGGTGGGGCGAACAAGATCGAGCCGGGCGCGTTTCGCGGCTCTGGTGCGCGTGCCAACCGCGGCAGCGAACACCGGGTGTTGCACTTCCAGGACGGCGATGCGTGGCTGGCCTACATGGACCAGTTCGGCGAGGGCTCGCTCTACGACGCCATGCTTGGGCACGTCGGCCGCATGGCGCGCGACATTGGGCTGGTGGAGCGCTACGGCCCCAACCCTGAGCAGTTGAACCGGGTGCAGGCAGATCTGGCCGAGCGCGCAGACGGCGCCGGCACGTTGGCAGGCCGATCGTTCGGCACCACGCCTGCGGCGCGCTGGGCGCTGTTGAACGGGTCGGCCAGCACGCCGGTGAACAACGTCATCGCCCAGACCGGCGAAGTGGCGCGAAACGTTCAGACGGCGGCCAAGCTGGGCGGCGCGGTGATCTCGTCGCTGACGGACATGGGCACGATCGCGCAGACGCTGCACTTCAACCGCCTGCCGTACTTCGAGTACTTGTCCAGCCTCAAGGGTCAGATGTCGGCCGACACGCGGGCCGAGCTGCGCGCGCACGGCATCATCGGCGAGGCGCTGGCCGACAGCCTGAACCGGTGGACTGGTGACCACCTGGGGCACAACTGGTCCGGCCACGTCGCGGCGGCCACCATGCGGGTCAGCCTCATGAACGCATGGAGCGATGGGCTGCGCCGGGCGTTCGGCATGACGATGATGTCGGGCTTCGCGCGCAAGCTGGGCAAGGGATGGGAGCAGCTGAGCGAGTGGGACCGCTACCTGATGCAGCGCAAGGGCATCACGGCCGAGGACTGGACCACCATCACGCAAGCGCAGCCGACCACCATCGGCGGCAACAAGTACCTGACGGCAGAGGCCATCCGCGCGACCGGTGCGCAGGGCGCAGAGCAGACGGCGACACGCTGGCTGTCGTTCGTGCAGGACGAGGCCCAGTTTGCTGTGGTCAACCCGGACCAGGCCACGCGCGCGCTTGTGACCGCAGGGGGGATGCAGCGCGGCACCATCCAGGGGGAGGCGGCGCGCGCCTTCTACCAGTTCAAGTCATTCCCCGCGGCGATGATCAGCAGGCACTGGCGCCGGCTGGCCGAGACTCCGCAGGGTCTGGAGGGTGCCCCGCTGGGCTTCGGCGCTGAGACTGCCGGCGGCGCGCGCTTCAACCGGGTGGCCGGCTTCGCGGCGATGACCGTGTCAATGACGCTGCTTGGCGCGCTGGTGCTGCAGACCAAAGCGCTGTTGCAGGGCAAGGACCCGATGGACATGACGCCCGATGACGCCCACGGCGGCAAGTTCTGGGCGAAGGCTCTGGCGCAGGGCGGCAGCCTCTCGTTTGTCGCCGACGCCCTGCTGGCCGACCCGGCAGACGGCAACACCCGCACTTGGGAGAACAAGCTTGGCCTGGCCGGTCCGGTGGCCGGCGCTGTCGGCGGCGCGCTGGACGTTGGGCCGGAGAACGTCCGCCAGTGGTTGCAGGGCAAGGACACCAACCTTGGGCCGGAGGCCCTGCGGTGGATCAACAGCCAACTCCCGGGCGTCAGCCTGTGGCAGATTCGCACCCTGTGGCAGCGCGCCGTGATCGACCAGGCGCAGGAGGCCGTGAACCCCGGTTACCTGGGCCGCATGCGGCAGCGAGCGGCGCGGGACTGGGGGACTTCATGGTATTGGGCGCCGGGAGAGCTGACGCCAGACCGAGCGCCTGATCTGGAAACGATGGGGAACTGACGATGAGACCTGACCAACTGGAGCGACTGCGCGACCTGGAAGAGCGGCTCGCCGACGTGGTGCTGGAAGAGGCAGACCCGGACACCTGGCCTGGAGCCGGGAAGCCGTTGGCCAGCCTGACCCAGCAGGAGCGAGGTGATCGATTCTGGTGCAAGCGCAACGCGGCGGCCACGTTCGGCCTGTTGGAACGCACCGTCCGCACCCTGGCGGATGCCGTCGCACCGCATGGCGGCAGGGATGAAAGTCACGACGACGAGCTGGGCAACGAGATCGAGCGCATGGAGCGCGAGGCCTCGAAGGTGCTGGACCGCGCCATGAAGGCGGCGAAGGCGTCCGCCGGTGGCCCAGCGTAAGGCCTCATTCCTGGCCTTCTTCCTGGCCTGGGCGGCGTTCAAGGGGTGGGAGGTCCCGAACATCCACGTCAGGGCCTGCCACTGGCTGGAGCATCGCCAGGCTCACGCCGTGCTGCGCATCTTCCGCGGCGCCGGCAAGTCGACAATCCTGGCTGTGTACAACGCCTGGCGGTACTGGCAAGACCCGGCCTATCGCATCCTGCACCAGGGCGACCAGGACAAGACCGCGTACAAGACCAGCCGCGACACGCAAGCAGTGCTGCGCCGGCACCCGTGGACGGCCGACTGGGCCAAGGGCATCAAGGGCGAGGCGTCCTTCTGGTGGGCACCAGGTGCTGATGACCAGCGCAACCCGTCCATGCAGGCGGCTGGCATCACAAGCAACATCACGTCCAGCCGCTGCGATGAGGCGCAGAACGACGACGTCGAGGTTCCGCGCAACATCCAGAACCCCGAGGCCCGCGAGAAGATGCGGTACCGCCTTGGGGAGCAGGTGCACATCATGGTGCCGGGCGCGCGGCTGCTGTTCGTGGGCACACCGCACACGCACGACAGCATCTATGACGAGCACGAGGCCATGGGCGCTGACTGCCTGACGATCCGCATGTTCGCGCAGGAGCAGCGCATCGACGGCGGCGGCCGGGAACACCGGACGCAGTTCCGGCCCGAGCTCGTGTTCGCTGGCATCGGAAAGGGTGCCAAGTGGCTGCGTGAAGGTGTGGACTACACCCTGGGCAACGGCACGATCCGGCTGCGCGAAACCCCCGTGGGGATGGTGGACCTGTACGCGGGCTGCGCCTGGCCGGAGCGGTTCACGGCCGAGGAGCTGTTCAGTCGGCGTCAGAAGACGCGCACCATCAACGAGTGGGACAGCCAGTATCAGTTGCACAGCCGGCCGATGCACGAGATCCGGCTGGACCCGGAGCGCATCCAGGCCTACGACTGCGAGCCCCGCTTTGTGACCCAGAACCGCATCCTCACGATGTGGCTTGGGGCAACCCAGATCGTCGGATGTTCCATGCGCTGGGACCCGTCGTCGGGCAAGTTGGGGTCGGACGTGTCGGCCGTCGTGCTGGACCTGCAGGATGCCAACGGCCGGCACTACTGGCACCGCATGGAGGCCCTTGCAGGCGAGATCGCCGAGACGAGCGACGACGGAAGCCGGATCACCGGTGGCCAGGTCTGGCAGCTTGCTGACATCGTCGAGCGGTTCAAGGTTCCGCGGGTGACAATCGAAACCAACGGGGTGGGCGTGCACGCGCCGGCCTTCGTGCGGACATGCTTCAAGCAGCGGCGCATTCAGTGCGGCGTGGTGGAGGTGCAGGCCAGCGTGCGAAAGGAAATCCGCATCCTGGAGGCGCTCGAACCGCTCATGTCCTCCGGCATGCTGTGGGCGCACGTCGATGCCCTCAACGGCCCCATGTGGGACCAGATGCGCGATTGGAACCCGGCTGCCACCAACCAGCCAGACGACTACCTGGACGCTGGAGCCGGTGCCGTTACTGACCAGCCAGCCCGCATCGGGCAGACGGTCAGGATCGAATCGGCATCACCGGCGGACGATTGGCGCCCATCTGGGGCCGTGACCGAGTACGCCCTTTCAGACGACTGACGGGGCCAGCGCCCCGCACCGCGAGGCGCCATGACCGATTCCGTAGCAGCACAGACCCCAGTCACCGAACATGTCGGGAACGGGGTCACAACCTCATTCGCCTACACGTTCACCATCCTGGACTCTGCCGACATGGTTGTCGAGCTCGACGGCGTGGTGCAGGGTTCTGGCTTCACCGTGTCCGGCGCGGGGGTCCTGGCCGGCGGCGCGGTGCTGTTCACCTCCGCGCCAGCCTCCGGCGTGTCGGTGCTGCTGCGTCGCTCCACCGACCTGAGCAGGTCAACGTCGTACACCTACGCAGGGGATCTGCGTGAGACTGTCGTGGACGAGGACTTCAACCGCCTGTGGCACGCGATGCAGGAGCGGGCAGAGGTTGAGGGCCGATCGCTGCGGGCGCCGGTTGGCGAGACAGTTTCCGCGTTTCCGCCCGCCAGCCAGCGCGCGGATACGCAGCTGCTGTTTGACAGCGCCGGCGAGCCCTACTGCGGGGCGCCTGTCAGCGGCAGCGCGGCCGATGTCATGCTGCAGTACGCATCTACGGATGCCGGCAAGGGGGCGGCGCTTGTCGGATTTGACTGGTCGTTGAATTATGCGGCCAACACAGTCGGATGGGCCATCGTTTCTTGTGGGAAGACCCGCATTCCGGCACTGAAGTACATCCCTGTCAATCTGTGGGCCGGGCTGGCTGCGGGCACGGAAACCACCGACGTGGGGCCATATATCAATCTTGCGCTCGCAGAAGCGGCGGCTACCGGCGGCATTGTGAGCCTACCGATGTGGACCATGTGCCATTCCACGCAAATCACGTGGTCTAGCAAGGGTGTTGCGCTTGACGGCGGTGTTCCGAAACACGGTGTCACGGCCTCTTCGGCACGAGGGTGCTGTCTCAAATGGACAGGAGCGACTGGCGCGACGCAGGTGAAAATCGGGTACGGCGGACATAACGCCTGGGTGCACGGCATCATGTTTGATGCCAACGACAAGGCTGATACGTGCCTCGCATTTGAGCTGACAGGCGGCCTTACTAC